TAAACCTGTGCTTCGCCTGGCTCTTCCATCATGCCAGCGGTTTCGCCCATTTCGGGTTGCTCATTGACAATCACCGGCTCATAACGAATCCACGCCGTACCGCGACCAGGCAGCAATCGGTCTTCTACCGCGCCACGCATGGCATGGTCAAAGTCGCCAAATTGGGTTGTTTCATACTCCATGACCCGTTCCAGCATCGTGGATGCCAGCCGACCAACAGGGTCTTGATCCATGTAGCGTCTAGAAACTTCGGGCTTGGCCTGCCTGCCATACAGCGCAGGAAACAATACTTGGATGTTTGACCACAGAATGTTGTAGCGCACACGGGGCATTTCTACCGCATCGCGCTCATCCCGATAGCGTTTAACGATCTTATGACCGCGCTTTTCCCACTTTTCAAAGACCTTTTGGGCGGCCTCTATTTGGTCGTGCCAATACGGGCCAGGGTCATCGCCCTCGTATGCACCCATTTCTTGGTAGGCCATCAGTTACCCGATGCAAAGAAGAATGTTACATCTAGCGTGCCGCCCTCAGTAAAGTAAAGGCTTGATCCGATGTTTGCAGGAAACCGATGGAATCCAATGGCGGGTGTGATTGTGCCCGACACAACCGTACCGCTTGCGCCGCCATCAGTCAGCACCATAGTGCCTGCGGTGGTGCTGTTGACGTAAAAGCCAATCAGTTGGCATGGGCCGGTAGATACCGCCCCTGTTGCCGTCATGTTTTTATACGCACCTACTTCTGCTACTGGCTGGCTCATATTCGTTCTCCACGATGGTGTTGCGTGTCATATTCCCACAACTCATCAAGCGTGATGGTTTGCAGGGTCTTACCCTTGGGCGGCGTTTGATCTCGCGCCTCTTGCCTATAGGCGACTGCCAACATTCTAAAGGCATCCGCTGGGTGTGAACACCAATCATGGCGGGGATTTTGTCGAAATGCCTTTTTGTCCTCGTCGTATTCCCGCTGATATTGGCGCAATGCTTCCAGCCCATCCTCACAGCTTGGGTCGAAATAGCACCGTGGCAGCACCATCCTGACCGCCTGGATGCCGTCTTGAATGCCAATCTCAGGCACGATTGCCAGCTTACTCATGCCGCCTAGGTGCGCCGCAAGTTGTTCAACAATGGATTTGCCGCCTGATGCCAGCGTCTTAGCCCGTGCGTCATGCGGTAGGTAGTGCTTGGTGTACCGGTAGCCCTTGTCGATCACCACTTGGGCTATGTCCTCAATGCCTGCGCCGCTGACGGCGTAATAGTCCATGACCCTGATTTCGCCTCGGATCACTTGATAGAACCAAATGGCGGTATCGTCCCGATAGCCCAAGTCCCAGGCGGTGTATACCGGCGCATCAGGATCAAACGGCAATTCCCTTATCCGGCCTTCGTCCTGCGCCAAACGCATCTCCTGTCCATAGTAGGACCCTAAGATACTTGCATCAAAACTGCACTCGTACTCCTGATCGTACTGATCAATGCTTAATTGTTCCCGTGCCGCTACCAATTCGGATTCGGGCAGGATTTTGCTTACAGATGCCGGTAGCCGCAGCAAAAACCAATCCGGCGTGTTTTGGCTGACTTTGTAAATGTCGTGAAACTGGTTTTTACCCTTGGGTGTACCGCCAAACACTGCCCAACCCAGCCGGTCGGACAACGTAGGCCGGATCACATTACCCCACACGCTAGGCTTAAAATCGCCATATTCGTCAAGGTATACGCCGTTAAAGCCTAGGCCACGCATAGCGTCAGCGTTGTCTGAGCCAAACAACATGATCTTTGCGCCATTAATCAGTTCCACCATCAGGTCGGCTTCGTTTGTGTTTTTGGTGATTGGCGCAGCGTAATGCTTAAGGTAGTCCCATGCCACCCGCTTGGCCTGGCTGCGGAACGGGGCAATGTAAGCATATTGGGCGCTGCGGTTGCCTTCTGTAATTGCCCGTTTAATCACATCGTTGATTGCCGCCACGGTCTTACCGGCCCTTCGGTGGGCTACCAAACATGACCATCGGGTCGTGCGCTCATGGAACGGCATAAATGCGTTCCTGGGGCTATACGGCAGGATTATTTCCCTGCTGCCCATTTGATCACCAAGTCATTGCCGTCAGCGCCGGTGATTTCCTGCTTGACCGTCTCAGCCCAGCGCATTTGCGTTTTTGTCCACCATATCAGCGCCGTTGTGTCCCCACTGGTGGCCTTGCTAAACAGCGTTTTGGCAATCTGCCCGTTGGCTTTGGCCTTGCCTAAGTCCAATTCGGCGCGGTAATACTTACGCAGGGTCTTATCGTCTATGCCCACCAAAATGGCAATTTGTTCGTGAGGCAAGCCCAATCCGCTGGTGCTTTCGACCATCCTGCGGTTTTCATCGGTTGGCTTGTGAGCCTCTTGAGCAATGATTGGCATTTTTTAGAGGGGAACTCGGTTAAGCTGGCTGAACATTCTCGGACAATAACACAGCCGTCTTGCCTGTGAAGTCTTCCCAGCGCTTTACGATCACATCGCAATATTTGGGGTCTAGCTCCATAAGCCTAGCATGGCGGTTTTGCTTTTCGCAGGCAATCATAGTGCTGCCGCTACCACCAAACAAATCCAGCACAATACCGTTAATTGCGCTTCCATCAAGTACCGCTTTTTCAACTAATTCAACAGGCTTCATGGTAGGGTGTAAATCGTTTTTAGCTGTTCGTTTGATTCGCCAAATGTCCATCCCATTTTTACCGCCATAAAATTTATGATTGTTCACCCACCCATAAAACATAGGCTCATACATGCTCATGTAATCACTATTACTAAGTGTGTGATTGCCTTTATCCCAAATTACCAATGAACGGCATTTAAGACCCGTTCGATCCATACTTGCAAAATACTTGTTAATGCCTAAACGGTAAAAGGTTATGTAAAACGCACCGTCAACTTTAGATGTAATTACGCTGTTGATAGCGTCCAAAAAGTTGTTGCCATCCTCTTCCGACATTTTGTCGTTCTTGATACCGCCATGTTTTGAATTAAACGATTTACTACCGTCCGCATGGATGCCACCAGTAAAGTCCATCAAATATGGAGGATCGGTAAAGATCATGTTAGCCGTTTCAGGCATCAATTTATCCACAGCATCGATGCTGGTAGAGTCGCCGCACATTAGCCGGTGGTTGCCTAGCTGGTAAATGTCGCCCAGCTTAGTTTTTGGCTCTTCCGGCACATCAGGCACGGCATCTTCATCAGTTAAGCCCTGCACTATTTCCGGCTCAAGCAATGCGTTTAATTCTTTTGGGTCAAACCCCAGCAGTTCTAGCGCAAAGCCGTCTGCCAGCAAGTCGTTTAACTCAATGGTAAGCATCTCATTGTCCCAACCTGCGTTCAGCGCCAGGCGGTTGTCGGCAATGATGTAAGCCCGCTTTTGCGTCTCAGTCAAGTCTGCCAGTTCAATGGTGGGCACTTCCTTGTAACCCAGCTTACGCGCCGCCATGAGCCGCCCGTGGCCCGCAATGATGCCGTTATCCCCGTCCACCAAAATAGGGTTTGTCCAGCCAAATTCCTTAATGCTTGCCGCGATTTGCGCTACTTGTGCGTCCGAATGGGTGCGGCTGTTCTTTACATAAGGAATAAGGCTGTCAACCTTTTTTTGCGTGATTTTCAATTGCTTATTTCTTTCATGTTGATCAATCCGTTCAAAAGACGGCTTTTGGTATTAAGCCAAGGTTTACTGTAATCACAATCGGCGTAGTGGTCAAATTCCGGTATGCCCAGCGTGTAGTGTGCAATCTTTGTTCGCAAATGGTCGTGTTCACCTACCAGCACGTTCCATTCCCTTGGCAATTCGCCAATCAATGAGTCGGGCAGCCATTGAAATCGGTGCAGTTCTTCGCCTGTGGATTCTTCAATGAATTCGGGTGTCAGCACCCTGTTACGGCTATGTTCGCAGTTCCACAACACCACGCTTGACCAGTTTTTCCTTGGGTAGTCGCCATTTCGGGCTTCCATTGGTGTGCCGATGTACTTTCTTGGGTGTTTGGTCTGATAGTCATGTTTGACCACTTGGACGGCATAGCGCGGGTCAAACAAGCTTTCTAGGTCTTCAATGTCTGCCAGCATGAGCATATCGCTGCCATCCAAAAATATGGCTTTGCCTTGGTATCCGCACAGAAATGGGACTAGAAACCGCTGATAAGTGAATGCGTTTGTGCCATCCCGCTGCTTGCCGGATAGGGGCGTAATGCTGACCAGCCTCTTGGTGCGCTCTATGACCGATTGGCAGAATACATGGTATCCCACGGCTTCCCGCGGGTCGTATCCTGCAAATATGCGGATCATTTGAGGGTTAGCTTGTAAATCGTAGAGTCCACCA